TGGATTTGAGAAAGCATTTATGGGTATTGCAATACCTAATCCTAGTTCTGAAGAGGTGGCAGTATATGATTATTACAAGTGTATTGATATCCTGAAAGAAAGAGATGGTATGAGTGAAGATGATGCCGTTGATTTTTTCTATTACAATGTAGTTGGTGCTTACGTTGGCAAGTATACACCAATCTTTTATAAGACTGCCACTATTGAACAAGTAAATGAAAGTTGTGATTACTATGGATAAGTTAGAGTTACTGCAAAAAACTGCTGATGTTGTTAAGCAAAGAGGGGAAAGCTATGGGTCAATGCTCGATAATCATACTCGTATTGCTCGTTTGTGGTCTGTCTTGTTAGATAAAGAGATTACTGCTGAACAAGTAGCTCTGTGTATGATTGCCGTAAAGCAAGCTAGGTTAATGGAAACACCTAATCATGCTGACTCTGTCCAAGATATTCTTGGTTATGCCCTAGTCTATTATGAGTGTGCCAATGAAAAATGATATTAATTTAATTAGGAAATATGCCAAAACCTGTAAGTCAAAAGACAGGTTTAAAGAAATTATGGTTTCTCTTAACGTGCTTGGTAACAGTAACAAACATATGACTGACGTTACACTCGATGCTTACTGGTCTTACTATAATGAGCTTGAACCTGCTGAACAAAGAATGAGAGACGTTACACGTTTTGTGCATGGCTATGTTAGTAGACATATCCAAGATAAATTATTTTCTTGACAGATTATTTCTCTTTTGTAAAATCAGCATAGCTGTTCTAGCAAATCCTACGGCAACGATCAAAACATTGTTTTGTTTTCATAGTCTTGACGAATGGATAAACTAAAATAAATAAAAAAAATATCTGAGATTTGATAGAAATGCACTACAGTACATCTATGCAGTACAGTACTGCATAGATATACTTACATAGATTTGCGTTTTTTCTCTTTTACTTTTCGTCTTGGTAAATTCTTCGCAGTAAAATAGAGATTGTTTTGCTTATCTCAATGTTTCCAGTTTCATATCTTGAAACAGTCATAGTATCTACACCAAGTAATTTTGCTAATTCTTGCTGAGTATATTGTAGTTCTGTTCTGATAGATTTAAATTGCTCTTTTGTTAATTGCATGGTACTTTCTCCTTACCTTTTGCTAGGTTGTGGCGTTGCAATTTCATGTTTTTGCAACGCCCTTTTTTTATTGGTTAAATGTATGTATATGAAGCGTTGTACTTGTATCAACATGATACTGTCCATTAACTTTCTTTACTTGATAAATGTAAACCTCACTTACTCCATTTTCTTCATATAGATGATAGTCATAAGGCTTGCCTTTGTGCCATACACTATGCCAAATATCTATCTCTCCTTTGTTCTTGAAATACCTAGCTGATGCTATGGCTTTTCTCTTTGCTAGTTTGTCCATGTTTATTGCTCCTCGTTTAATTTAAATTCATGATTTAAATCCCAGTAAGCTTTATCAAGCTCTCTTATGTCTGACAGGTAAACGTCTTCAACCTCTCTTATACTTGTTAAAACACTTTCAATAGCTTTCCATGCTTTTTGGACACTTTCTTTTTGGTCTTTTGTCATTGCTTTTAAACCTTTCTTTCTTTCTGAATTAATTTTGTCTTGTTTAATTTGCCAGTCTGTTTTTTTAGTCATTACTGTTTCTCCCATTTCTTTATTAGCTCTAATAAGTTTTGCTGACATTGGATAAAGCCTATGTCTATATCGTCTAGCCTTTCGTCAAGCTCTCCTGTGTCCTCAAGCCAGTCTTTTATCTTTTTGATTAGCTCCATTTGTTGTTTTATTTTTATGTTTTTAACTAAATTATTTAAATTATTATCTAAATCATTCATGTTTTAGCCTTTCTCTTTTGCTAGTTATGCCATTAATGGCTTTTTAAAAGCCGTATGGCTTGGTTATGTAAAGACTAGGTATAAACTAGCCTTTACAATTCTTTTTGTTTATAGGTTAAAGTTTTGATTATAGCAGTACTCATTTAATAAGCATGAAAACCATAGCAAATAATATATGAAATACATTGTTGCTATCGATGCTAATAATAAGCCTATGAATTTAAGATAGCCTTTTATTATGCTAGTCATTGTTTACCCTTTCTTAGTGAGTTTTAAATATTATTTGTTTGTCATTACTTGCCCAACATAGACCACAAGCCCCACAATTTGGGGTCTTGTCTTCTTGTACTGGGCATAATATAGACTTACCTTTTACAGGCTTAACAACATCGTAACTATTAGCTGAAAATTCATTGTCTAGATCATTACTGGATCTAATAGAAAATCTCTCTTTGTGTATGCTTCTTAAGAATGCAATAGTACTAGCTATATTTCTAGATTTTTCATACTTAGATTTGATATTATTAGCCGTATAACCATAAATTGCCACGTTTGGAAAGTCTTTTAAAATCATATCCCAAAACATAACATAAGACACGGAAAAGAAATCACCTAGTATATGCAATCTAATTAATGCTTTCTTGCCCTTTAAGCTTTTAATATCTTCATATAATCTTGTTTTTAATAACTCTTCATCCTTGGCACTCATGCGATGAGCAAAAGGCATATTATTTCCATAGCATGTTGACCAGTGAAAGCAATCTTTAGGACAAGTTTCTCTTTCTGTTAATGTAAGAGTAAAAAACTTATAGTCTTTAAACTTGCCTTTTATAACTTTGCTTCCAAGCTTTGCATTTTTACTGGGTTTTAAAACTTTAAATTTATAATCTTTTAAATCATAAACATTCTTTTTATATATTGTAGTTGTTAACATGTTTCTTCCTTTTTGCTAATTAATATACTTATAGTATATACACATTAAGTATATATGCAAGCATAAAAAAACAAAGCAAAACAATAACTTAGCAAATTAATATTTGAGTAGCATATATAACAAGGTAAATAAATTATTGCTTAGCTGATCATAATAGTTTATTGAAAGTATATAAGGGGAAGTACTAAGATATATATTTTTATAAACACAGCATTGAGACATTCACGCACGGCAAAGAATGAACACACGCAATAAAAATAAAAGCACGCAAAACCACGCAAATAATAAGGCAAGGGGGGCTATTTTTTAAGGTGGGGCACCCCAAAGGGGTCGGCTCACTTTTATATATGTTAATAGATAGTTTCACACACACATGATAAGCAAAGCAAAACAAGAGAAAGTCATAGCATCCATCACAGACGGACACAGCCTAGTCAAGGCTTGTGCAGATGCAAATGTCAGTCGTGCTACTTTGTATCGCCATATGAGCAAGAACGCAGAGCTAGATGCTGAAGTTAAGACTGCACAGAGACAGGCTGCTGAGAAAGCACTAGAAGAGTTAGAGGATATGTACGGAGATGCGTTGCATGGTCGTAAGAGTTACGATCCTAATTTGTTGAGAGACTATGGGCATCATGTACGTTGGAAGGTGCAGAAGATATTACCAGAGAGATTCGGAGAAGCTAAGAACAGAACTGGCGTTGAGATCAGTGATGGTTCATTGAAGATAGTTTGGGAGACTGGTTCCGAGGATGCAAGTTAAGATACCATACAAGCCTAGAGCGTTACAAGCTGAGATGCACAAAGACCTGAAGAGGTGGAATGTGCTTGTGATGCACAGACGATTTGGTAAAACTGTGTTTGCTGTTAATCATATGATTAAACATGTGCTTACTTGTCCATTACCAAGACCAAGAGTTGCGTTAGTTGCTCCTACGTTTACGCAAGCTAAGAGGATAAGCTGGGATTATGTGAAGTATTATGCTGGTGTGATACCAGGCGTGACCTTTAATGAAACTGAGCTAAGGGCAGACTTTCCTAACAATGGCAGGATTATGTTGTTATCAGGTGAGAATCCTGATGCTTTGAGAGGTATATACTTGGACTTGTGTGTCTTTGATGAGTATGGGATGCAGAATCCTAGGGTATGGGGGGAGGTTGTAAGACCAGCCCTATCCGACAGAGAGGGTAGTGCTATCTTTTTGGGAACACCTGCTGGGCATAATCATTTTTTTGAAATACTACAATCGGCTAAAGAGCAGCAAGAAGAAGGCTCTGACCAATGGTACTGGAAGATTGCCAAGGCTAGTGAAACGAAACTGGTAAAAGAT